TCAGGATGGCAACCTGGAATCTGCGGTTGGCAATGGAGAAGGAATTTCCTGATGAAGAATGGCGTTCGGCAGATTTGCGCAAAATTCTTATGGAGATTGCTAAAGACGGAACAGTATCTAAAGATAAACATGCCAGCCGGATTGGTCAGGCAGTATGGAGACTGGAGGAGCGGTAATGGCTAACCTGCAACTTGCCGTCAAAGGTGAATACTTCGATGCCATGATTCGCGGAGATAAAACGGAAGAGTATCGCCTGTGTAATGACTACTGGAATAAGCGAATCATGTTCCGGGAATATGACCGCCTGATTATCACAAAGGGATATCCGAAGCGCGACGACTTCAGTCGCAGAATTGACGTCCCGTATAACGGATATGAAATAAAAACAATCACACATCCACACTTCGGTGATAAACCGGTAAAGGTGTTCGCGATAAAAGTGAAGATTAATAGCTAAATTTCAATTAACACGGAGTAATTATGTGGCGCGGTAATAATCATGGCGGAAGTCAGATGATACTTACCGAATATACGTTCGACCACAAAACCAATAAATCACGTTCAGTATATTTGCTTCGGCACAATAGTCGCGTAAGAAATACCGTGCTGGAGCAAAATCTGACCGTTGAAATGGATAATTTTGGGAACTTCAAGCCAACAATAGCGCTTGATGATTTTCCGCGTGGTTTAAGCGAAAGAGAAGCAATGCTGAAATTAGCAGAATGGTTACAAAGATTGAGCATTGCTATTGAAGATAACTGGAGTCAACCATAATGAAAAACAGAAAGAAATTTTGGATTACTTTTTTGTTTGTATGCCTTTGCGGTTTATTTGTTTTATTAGCTGGTGGTGTTAAATGGGGTACGGTGGGGTGTGGTTTTTGGAGTGGGGTTACTCTTTTCGCAGCCTGGCTTATCGCCAACTTTGAGTCAGGCGGAGGGTATTGGTAAGTGGTCTTATTCCCCACTTCATAACGGATATCACTCTCGTGATAACGGATATTCCAATTTTGATAACGGATAAGGCCAAATGAAGCATTTTTTAAGGCTGGCATTTGTTCTGGCGCTATTTGCTCCTCCGGCTGCAATGGCTGGAGAACAGCAACATTGCACAAAAGAGAATGAACACCCTTTCATCGTTATTCAATGCGATGACGGAACGGTGACTGTGGTTAATGTAAGAAATGACCGTGTAGCTGTTTGCCGTAAAGGCGAACCATGCAAGGAAATAAAACTATGACAAGAATCACTAAAAAACGCATATCAGAGATTATCACCAGCATCGAAATGTATGGTCACAGTGCTGGATACGCAGCAGATGAAGTATTGGAGCTTGCCAAAATAGCTTTAGCGCCTTGCAAGGATGGTAACGCTATGACACTGATTGACTTGTTAGTGAAGGAATTATCTAAGGGGCGTGGATGGCCTGATGGAAAAGATTTTTGCCATCTATCCATTACGATGCCAGGTAGTAGTCGCGCTATGGTTCTTTTTGGTACGCACCATAAAAATTACCAATCATCAAAGAATTATTCCATTGATGGCATTATTTGCGATATCAGTGACCTTGATCGCAGTGCGTTTACATCGGTTGTCACTCGCGAACAGTACGAAGCCGCTCTCATAGCGTCGCAGAAAGTCGAGTTCAATGGTGATGAACCTGAAAGTAAGGCTTACAAGTTAGATTTTGAGCAATGGCTGGAGCAGCAACGCGGGGAAATCGATGTGGACTGCGGCTGTGTGTCTGCGGAAACATTCATGCACTGGTTGCGGGTAGCCTATGAGGCTGGGAACCATCCGGTTCTTCCGGATAGTTCCCAACAAGCGCCCAGGAAAAGCGTAAAAACCACTCTGGAAAGAGGCTATCTTGAGGCCGCATTAAAGATTAAGCCAGGCCATACGCTAGGCGTTATTGATGCCATGTTGGTTCATGAAATGGCTAAGGCTTTATTGCCGCTGGTGGCTGATAAACATGAGGCGGGCCATGCCAACGAAAGCTGAGTTACAGGCTCGCGTAGAGATTCTTGAAAAAGAAAACGCGAGTCTAAAAGGAATGCTGGCACGGGCGGAAAGGGAATTATCAGGCAAATTATTGCCAGAAGAGCTGCCACCAGCAGATATACCAGATCGAGTGTCCTGGTGGATGAAGTATTTCCGTGCGCCGTGGGAGGCGTTTTGGTGCTACGACCATCGCGGATGGTGTGATGAGCTTGATAGCAGTTTCCCCTATTTTGCAGAAGGGAACTCTTGCCCTGAATGTAGGCGTTAATGATGACCGGCGAGCTTTATTTTAAAATGGCACGGGAGCGGCGTGTGCATCTGGATCGGATATTTCATCTCCAGAAGAGAGTAGAAGAACTGGAACGTCGTCTGAACTGTTATCCTGTTGATATGGTGTCTGCAATACCGCCGATTCCAATAGAAATGCAGATCCGCCTATGGATGGAAGAATATGGAATGCCGTGGGAGATATTTTTCTGCTTCGACCATAAACAGTGGGTAGATGAGCTGGATAATAGTTTCCCATATTTCACAGAGAACACATGCCCAGTATGCAGGAAGAACGGAATATGACAAAATTTGGAAAGCTGGAAGCTCATTTGCTAACTCGCAACTACCGCCATGATATACACCCATATAGACAGTGGATCGATGAAAGCGAAGGAGTAGTTACATTCCCTCTCTACAGGTTTGATGGGATGTTGGCTGGGTATCAGACATATAGACCAGGTGCACCTAAGCAGCATAGCAATCCGAAGATGGCCCGGTATTTCACGCGATCACACGGCAGACAGTTACTTTGGGGAACCTATCTTCCTTTAAAAGATGGCCCAATATGGATAACTGAGTCTATTTTTAAGAGCGCAGCTGTACACAACGCGGGCGGCAATTCGTGGGCGCTGTTAGGTTCGACTTTCTCCGCAGGATTACGCCGTCAACTTGCGATGCTGCCGTATGACTTTCGTGTAATAGGTGACAATGATGCGGCTGGTGAATTACTTGTGAAGTCTTTCGGAAAAGGTTTTGTGGCCCCGGATTTTGACGAGCTACAACCACATGAAGTGTCTCATTTGATTTTTAGCCATAGCCAATAAGCATCTCTCCCCTTTGAGGCCACAATTAGTGGCCTTAAACAATGTGTTTTCTACCTCGATTTAGCCTCTATTATCGTTTTGCATTTCTCTAATCCGGTTCAGAACTACTTCATGCTGGGCTTGGTTACGCTGATCCGTTGGTGATGAATAGTAGCAAAGAGCACAAAATCATCAGCGGTGGTTGATGTACGTAACGCGTTTGCACCAAAGGTGTCCCTTTAATGTATACTGTATAAATGAACAGTATCATTAAGGTGAAAACGCTATGGGCTTCCCTTCTCCTGCGGCGGATTATGTTGAAAGCCGAATTTCTCTTGATCAGCAACTAATCAGGCATCCATCAGCAACCTACTTCATGCGGGCAGCTGATAGCCATCACCGTGAGGGAATATTGCAGGGTGCTTTGCTGGTGGTCGATTCCTCACTTACTCCGGTTGATGGTTCGCTACTTGTCTGCGCTATGGAGGGTGAATATCGCATAAAGAGATACCGGAAGTATCCGCGCCAGCACCTGGAGGATTTAAGCACTGGGAAGAAAGAGGCGTTACCAGTGGATGACGATGGATGCACGGGGAGTAATGCTGTTTTTGGTGTGATCACTCATGTCATCAATGATGCCCGAAGTGGGGAGTTTGATGATTGTCCGGTTATTTAAGCTGCAAAGGGCTGGTGCTTTATGCCTGTGAGGTTTATAATTGTGTACACATAACGAGTACACGAGGTGTTTATGCAATCCATTAACTTCCGTACCGCGCGCGGCAACCTTTCTGAAGTGCTCAACAATGTTGAAGCCGGGGAAGAGGTTGAAATCACCCGCAGAGGCCGTGAGCCAGCAGTAATTGTCAGCAAGGCTACTTTCGAAGCCTACAAAAAAGCGGCGCTGGATGCTGAATTTGCATCCCTGTTTGACACCCTGGACTCCACCAACAAGGAACTGGTTAACCGATAATGAGGCATATATCACCGGAAGAACTTATTGCGCTTCATGATGCGAATATAAACCGCTACGGCGGCCTGCCGGGAATGTCAGATCCGGGTAGGGCAGAGGCCATTATCGGGAGAGTTCAGGCCAGAGTTGCCTACGAAGAGATCACCGACCTTTTCGAAGTCTCCGCCACCTACCTGGTGGCTACAGCGAGAGGGCATATATTCAATGATGCCAATAAGCGTACCGCGCTAAACAGTGCGCTGCTATTTCTACGCCGTAACGGTATACAGGTATATGATTCTCCCGTGCTGGTGGAACTTGCGGTGGGGGCTGCAACTGGTGAAATCCCCGTATCTTCAGTAGCGGAAAAACTACGTGAACTATATGGTTCCAATATTTGAAAAGAAGCCCGCTCAACCAGGCGGGCTTTCTACTATCACTCAATGATTTTTTCTGCTGTCAGCCAGCTAATTTCTTGCCTGTCTTTCGGCGGTTTTAGCATGTGGGCGTATTCAGCGACATTCCCCCACGGAATTGTTTTTGCCCACTCAACGATAGCATTGTGATCTGCAGTGAAGAGTGGAATGGTGTGCGATTTCAACCACTCTAATGTTGTAACGCCATGTTTTTTGGCGTGGTGCTGTGCATGATGCTTGGCTATCACTCGTAATGGCATTGTCCATTCACTGCCATCAGGCATTGAAAAACGCATTGTTTTCGGCATATCTGATTCAAGAACAGCCTCCCTAATACCAGGGAACTCACCAAGAATCATACGACGGTAGTCATCACTATTTCGCCCGCCATACCTTTCGGCAAAATGATCAAGATATTCTTGGGTAATAAATGGTGAATCCTCAGCACTCAGCTTAATGGCTTTATAGACACCACTCGGATTATCTTCAGCTAAAGCACGCCCATGATGAGAATCATAAAAAAATCCTATTTCCTCTGGTGACGGAATTGAAGTGAGCAATATGCGTGAATCACCACTAGTCATGCTTGCCCACACAATACTGTATGCCCGATCGCTTATATGTGCGGAATCCACAATAATGAATAACAGATGGTCGGCGTAGTGACCTGCAATGCTATCTTCATAGTTAAGGCGGTAGTTACAAAAGCACATTCCCCAAAATTCATTGAACATCAGACCGCTATCACCGACCTTAAAATACTCAATGATAAAAGGTTGTTTTTTCAGTAATGCCTCCCAACATTGCCACACATATGCAACAATTCCTTTTTTGCAAGCATTTGATTTTGGATAAACAATTACTGTCCGGGAATCAGGATACATAATCGTATAAAGGGTACTAATAACAGCAAGCACTTGCGGTCGTCCGATCCCATGCGGAGTGGTGACAGTAGCTTTTGCATTATTGGGCTGTATAGCTTCAACAATTTGTTGTTGCTGGTGGCTTAAATCAATATCAAACAATTCTTTTGCTGCCAGAACCCAATTGTCTTTATATTTCTCCACCAGCGACAGCCAGCGCGGATCTTTATAAATATTGCTCTTAGTCGCCATCTGCCACTTCCTTAACTTCTTCTTTGGCCTGCTCTGCAATCGCCGCACGGCATTTGGCCCTTGCTGTAGCGATTGCTTCAGCACGCACATCATCAGGAATCGTTGACGTGATATACATATCCAGTTCTTCGGCGCGGAACACTGTTTGGTCCAGATATTCGCGTAGCATCCAGGTAAATTCGAAATCACACGCGATAATCTCTGCGCTACCTTCTGCACCATTTGGGAAATGAATAAATGCCTGTTTAGCCAAACCGATAACACGACATGCGGTTGCCAAAACAGCGACAACCAGGTTTACATTTTCACACGCTACGGGCTGATTAACGCCGGAGATTACTCCATTTAACTGTCGGTTATATGGAAGGTAGTTTGAGATGCGTTCTACGCGCCATGTGCCAGTCAGGCTGCCATTTTTAAAGATAATTGGTGTAACGGATAGCCCAAGCTCGCGTATAAGTCGTTGCGCTATAGCAGGATCATTAAACAGGTCTAATGCTACACATTCGAAAGACTGCGCAAGGGCAAACAGTTCTTCCAGAGAGTAGTCTTTGCCCCTGGCGGTGATGTAACGACGAACGCCGCTGTCTGCATCACTCCATATAGCTACGCCATGCTCTTCATTCAGCTCTTCATTAAAGCCGAGATACGTCATGATAGTGCGTTCAATCGTGTCAAACGGCAGTGACATGTCGGCGTTAACAGCCACCAGCAGGCCATTACGCAAGCGGTATTGAATTGTTTTGGTGCTTTCCATGTCAAATCACTCCACTACAAACCAGTCACAAGCCAGTAAATCATCAACAGACGGCAACCAAACGCTGTCCATATTTTGTGCATCTTTCAATACGAAATGGTCACCATAAGGAACCTGAATGTCGTGTAAATTGACGCTCCCAGCGAGAACTAACCAGCAGAATTGCTTTTCGCCTTTCCACTCGCGTCGAGCTACATTTTTTCCTTCTTTCAGCCACATTAGCGCATCAGAAAAGTCGGCTGCTTCAAGGTCGATTTCCTCTTGCTGGGTAGTGGTACCACCAGCAGAAATAGTTACGCTCCCGGTAATATTAATCATCACGCCGTTGTCATCCGTAATGATGACCGTGGTTCCATTTTCGGAGGCGTCGTTAACCAGGCCATAGCATTCCTCAAATGGTTTCTCCGGGGCATAGAACAGATAACCGTTTTCATAAACGATCAGATACCCGCCAGTTTTTGGTCGGTGTTTTTGTAAAAATATTGCGTCAACACAAACTGTTGCCCCTTTTGGTTCAACGAGTTCAATGCAGCCCCAAAGTGGGGCATCAGTTACTCCGAAAATAACAACATTTTTGATTTTCGATGCACTAACGTTTTTGTGAGCTTTGTATTTGGGAAGGAACTTAAAAAGCTCTTTCGTTGCCATGTAATTCATAGCCTTTCCTCTGCTTAAAACTTTGCGTACTGAAGCGGTGTGCGCTTGATTTCAAAGTGGTCTTCCGATGTGCTACCAAAGCCACCAGCACCACGTTCCGTTTCGTTGAGTTCCTCAACCTCGACTAGTGAGACTTGTTCAACACGCTCAAAAATGCCTTGCATGACAGCCATTCCAGGCTTGAGACGAACGACTTCCCCGCCTGGATCAGTAATCAGTTTTGCCATGATTTCACCGCGATAATCGGAGTCGATAATTCCTACGCAGTTAGCCAGGCGAGTATGTTTTTTGCAGCCCAATCCGGAGCGCGGATAGAGTTTCAGACACCAGCCGGGCGGGATCTCCATAGCCAGTCCGGTGTACACCCACCAGCTTGAGGAAATTGCACCATTGCTATCGACGCATGGTTTTATTTCAACAGCCTCAAAATCCATCGCCGCCGATCCGGAGGTGGCATAAGCTGGAAGTTTTGCTGCCGGATGTAGGCGTTTCACTTTTACGTAAATCATTGTTTTTTAGCTCTCTGCGTGAAGGTGTAAACCCGACGTTTGATATGTGGAACGGTAGGAACAGGAAGACAGGAACTTTCAATAACTCCTTGCTCCTCCAGCGATCGCACCGCCCGCAAGAACTGCGACGTGTCGCCGCCAAACTGGCGGGCATAGGTGCTGCCGTTATGAAGTATTTGAGCTATTACCCGAGCTTTTGTCTGGCTGTCACGATATGCGAATAGCCGCACGGCCTCTTCTGGCGCAATCGCTAACTGATAGCCTTTCCCGGCACGGTGTCGAATGAATCCATGCGCCAGTAGGTTTTTGAGTTCGTTACGAGTGCGAACAGTTCCGTAATCCAGGAAGTGTGGATTGATAACGACTGGCTTAAACCATTCCGTAGGTGCTTTAGCTAATAGAGCTAACAGCTTCCCGGATAATTCTGGATAGGAAGATGGGTAACAATTCAGAGATGGGTAATAAGTTTTCACCGACGCCCCCTTGCAGGATATCGACCTGCATTAGTATCCGGTGCAATAAAGCCGGTAGTGGGGCGAGTGAAAGCGAGATTAATCTTCTCGACCATAGTGCGATAATTTTCCTGATAGTGGGCCAGGAGTTTTTCGGCGGCAATGATGGTTACTTTCCGGACGTAGCTTTCTGCTTCCGCCAGATTTCGCCAGTTTTTTTCGAGGGTAAACACAGGGACGGCCTCAAGCCCGGTCATGATGCCGAACACAACGACAGCATGACTGTTCTTAACACCAGCGGCGAAGGTTACGGTGTAACCATCCACCTTGAAGCGTCTTGATTCCGTGATTTGACTCTGCAAAGCACCCTCCTAAGTAGGCGAGGGTACTTTACAGCAAAGATGTTAATCTAAAAAGATGTGTTAGAAATTTAATTTACGAATCCATCAGGCGGCTATTAGCCCCCACAGACACGCCGCCACGGCGGAGATACCGCATAAGTGTTTCCGGTTTCTTCCAGGTTCCTTCCTGCATGATCTCCACCATAGACACCTGCTTTTCAGCCATATCAATAGCGGCACCGACGCGTGCACTATGCCCGGTCCACGTCCGGTATCTTCCTTTGTTTGGCGTAGCATCTCTTTTATTCAGCAACACCCAGGCGTCGCTGAATATTTTCTCCATTGCAGGTGCAGTAAGTGGCGTTGTCGTGATCCTGGCCTTATTGCTACGGTGTATCGGCGGGAACAGCACTGCGTCAGGGTGTTCGCGAAGCCCGGAAACATCCAGCCAGTCATTCAGCACAGCGGTAGTGCGACGGGAAAGCACCTTATCAAGCCCGGCGGCGGTCGTTATTGTCTTCGTGTGTGAAATATGTAGCGTGACAGTGTCACCTGTTTGGTCCAGATCACCTACACGAATACGCGATATTTCCGACATACGCATCAGCGTATTGTATGCAACAAAGAGAAAAGCCCGGTTGCGCAGGTCCACCAGCCGTTCTGACCTGGACAACAGGACGTCGAGCAGTTTCAGATCGTCCCACCGCAGCGGTATAGCCTGGCCTGTTCGTTCGCCTTTTTCAGTTGCCGCTTCGCGCCGGATGCGCCGCATAGCCAGAGAAACACTTTTATCATCCGAAAGTGGCGGAAGGCCACAATGCGAAAGCAGCATGTTCAGCATGGCGTAGTGCTTATCAATGGTGGTCGAAGCCAGATCGGCATCATGCAGCTGAAGAAAATACTCGCGGGCCATTTCTGGTGAGATCGGAAACCAGGCAAGCTGGCGAGCGTGACACCAGCGCGCCCAGGAATGAAACACCAAACGGAGGTCGCGCAGAGTATTCGGCGCATAAGCCCCCTGGTCATTCATGAACCGCATAAAGTTTTCTGCGGCTTCCTGGTACTCTTTGCCAATGTTGCGCAGAAAACCACCGGAACTGCCAGAGATAATTAATTCACTCATGAAACTATTTGACCTCTATATACAGATGACGCTACGCGAAAAATATAAAAATGACAGGGTAGCTATAAGTTAATTTTCAAAATACAAGCCTTTGATTCGAGGCACGTATTTTCAGTGATGTCAACACTGTTCATCTACACATGATTATAGCCTAACTTTAAATAATGCCAATTATTTAAAGTTATAAAATGGCGATTTTTTTTAATCCATCACAGATTGATTCTGACCAGTAACACGTTGCCTTCATGGTCTTTAATTTGCGAAGTGTGGTTTATACAGTTGGTTTTCTAAAATTGATGACAAAAAATCACAGTTCTATCCTTTACTCACTCTGTTATTCGACATAAATTTGTCATAGTAATTTTATGTTAGAAAACTAAATCGAGTAGGAATAATGAGTAAGAAGTCGATCGAGAAAGAGTACAAACGGTTCCTGCAAACCGCTGAACGGTGGAAAGAGCTGGTGGTCGCAAACTCTGTTTTCCATGATACCAGTTATGCTGGCGAGGAATTCCGCCATGTTGCATTAACGCATGACCAAAACATATTAGAAGAAGCTGAAAAATGTCTTGCTGAATGGAAAGCCTTCGTTGACATGTGTCGCGATGCCGACGGCAAAGCGTCGAACATTGTTGAGTCTGTATATTCTCCGATCCCATTCATCATTGAGGACACCAATCAAAGCACGCATGTTGTTGTGCAAAGCGCTACAACAACACGTACATTTACACGTGAACAATTGCTCAAAAAATACGACAAAATCATAAAGAAAAGCCTGAAAAATAGGGTTTTTTCTCAAATCGTAGGTGCTCTTGAAGAAGAACAGCGCTTCTTTGAAGCTGAGCCTGAAGGCGAGATCTACCGGGCGCGTAAAGAGGCATATACAGATGTTGTGCTGACAACAAACATCGAAGGCAGCAATGCCCTTTCTCGCTTTAGAGTTGGCGCACATGGCGCATTGGTTTTCGCAAGACTACCGAAGACAACGATCCCCGTTGTCAATAATGTTGGTGAGCGCCGGAGCATTACAATTTATTCTGGCGTCGAATCGGTACCTTGCAGCCTTCTCGGCGATTTTAACTTATATCGTGTTCGTGACCTGGAAAAACACCAGCCAAGCTACGTTGCGAAGTCGTACATCTTAAGGAACATCGATATTCGCAATGAAAGCCTTAAGCAGAAATCCGCTAAGATGCTGGAGGATGCCGATCCGGCTATTCGCCATATCATTGAGCGTAAGATACGTACATCACGTGAAGCAATGGCAAGGCTGGATAAAATGGATCTGGAATTGTTAGACGTAATGATGGCCTCTGGAGACGACCTGACCGGCATAAAACTGAATGAAGCTCGTAAAAAATACGGCAAAGCAATCGAAGAACGTTACGGATACACATTCCCCCAAACGCAGTACGCCGCGAAGCTCTGGTAATCACAACCGGCCCCGCATCGCGGGGCTTTATATATCCAGATCCGGCATTTCGATATCCGCCAGAACCTGATCTCGGAAAGTTGCCATTTCGGCACCAATATCTTCATTAGCAGGCACATAGTCCACCAGCATAGTGAAGCAGTAGGTATCCCATCGGTCAGGCGATTTGATGTTTAGCTTTTGCCGCATGTGCTCTTTGCGCATCATCGCCATTTTCCCTTCTTCATTCAGTAAAAAGGGGATTTTTGACGCTTGCTCTGCCGTTTTAGGGTCACTGTCTATCCGCATACGCCCTGACTTTATGGCATCTCGCGCCATAATATTTGCGTAGGCACGCTGATTAACAAATCGCTCCCTGTCTTTGTTCGCAAACATGGGTTTTCCCCACCGAATACGTACCGGGTTCGCACCACGACGCACCAACTGCGCACACGTATCAGAACCAAAACCATCAGCATCAACCGCGATTGTTATATTCGGGTATTTTTCCGGCGTACATTCGTTATATATGAAGTCAGCAAAGGCCAATGGGTCCATAGTGCCAGGCATCTCCATTACCTTAAAGTTAACTACGCGCCGCTTATCCCTGTGACCAGATACCTTGCAGATGTTGAGGACCGACTTATCTCGCCCATTACCAACGTCAGCCGTTGCCACCCATCCCCAGTTTTTCTCCAACAACACCTTGCGGCGAGCAGCGCGATCGCATTCATCACGACCAAGCAAATAGCCGTTAATTTCTCGTGGGAACTGACCAAGCACCTTGACCATGTACTCAATAGAATCGCGCCCGCCATATTCCAGAAGCTTCTGCTTGATGAATTGTGGTGTGACGAACGGTGATTCTTCCGAGTTAAGAACAATTGCTGTCCAGATCCCTTTCGGGTTGTCTGGGGTTTTTGCTTGAGAATGGTGCGAATCGTAGAAATAACCACTTGGCCTTGTTGGCTGGGATAGCATCAACATCCGGTTATCTTCTTCAGTAAGAGCACCAGTCATTACGCCGATCGCCTTATCAGATATACCAGATGCTTCATCCAGAATTAGAAGCAAATGTGCCGCGTGTTCACCCGCCAGCGCTTCTTCGTTGCCGAGTCGATAACCTTTGCAGAGAACTTCCCAAATCCCCTTACGGGAGCGCTCATAAAACATGGTGTCAGAGAGGACAAAATAGGTCTGCAACCACCCATGACGCTTAACTGCATTCGCCCAATACTGTTTAACGTATTTGAATACGCCTGTTTTTACCTGGCCTATCTTGTTAGCAACAATGATGACACGGGCATCGGGGAACAGGATCATGAAAATCAACAGCAACATCGCGGTAAGGGACGACTTCCCCGTTCCGTGTCCGGACGTGACGGTCGTCCTACTCCCCGTTTCCTGCACGGACTGAATGATCTGCTGCTGCTGGTGGGAGGGGAACATCCCAAAAATATCGACAACAGCCTGGGTAAAGTTGTAGCGGTATTTGATTACCATATCGCGCCAGCGTGGATCGCTGGTGACGCATTTAATCTTGCGCCCTCCAGCCATTAATCATCCTCCGGCGGTTCTATCGCGATATCATCATCTCCGGCGTCATACCCTGCATCAGATGCATCATAATCACCGTAAATTTCAGCCGTTGCCGAAGGGTCAATATCCAGCTCTTCGTCGTTGGCCTCGAATTCTCCAGCTTTACGCTCGCCATTGCGGTCGTAATCTCCGCACCCCAATTCTTCAACAATGGTTGCCACATCCGCCCGGCGCTCTGCCAGCCATTGCGGATGGTTAGCCTGAAGCGTTGCAAACTCCCTTGCCTCTTTGTCCAGCTGTTCATCATCAACATCATTGACGTCAGAAACAGGTGGTTCGAGAAGAGTGATAGCTTTCGCCGCGCGCGCCGCGAGGATAGCCGGGACGCTGACCCCCTGGCGCTCGATGTATTCAGCAACACCGATATCATCCAGTTCCTCGCGCTCACGCATACGTATAGCGGCGGCGATAACTCTGGCTGCGCGTGCGTCAGCGCCAATGCGATATTCAATCTCTTTGCCACGCTGTTCGGCCTGTAGGCGTGCTAATTCTAGTTTTTCTCTGGCCTCAGCCTCTTTGAATGCTTGCTGGCGAGCGCTCTGACGAAGCTTTTCATCCCCCTGTCGCAGCTTTTGTTCGGACTGATATATAGCTGCCAACCTACTGATAAAATCATTCATGTAGTAGGCCGCGTCACTGATTAGACCGAGAAGGCGCTGCCCAGGGTGCATTCCTTCTGGCTCTTTATCGCCCAAGGCGTCTATTTCCGCCTGTAGACGTTCGGCCTCCTGATCAACAATGCTTTGATACTGAAGTGCGCGCTCTTGCGCCATTTGAATTGCTAACCGCAGGTGTTCTTCTGCGCCGTTCTTCATCATATCGCGAGCCACATTCGTAGTGGGCAATGTGGCACGCTGCACAGCACCGCCAGGGATCATTGCTGAAGATCCCTCAATTTTTGGGGCGCTTTTATCTTCTTCGGGGATCATTTTCGCCATTTTTTCGCGCAATGATCTCCTGACAGATTCTTTTATCTCATTGTTATTATTGGTATTACTTTCATGATCCGAAGTTTTCTTTCTTGGCATACTTCGGAAAGAACCTGCACCCTGCGAATTGTCAATTTCTGTAAATTTTGTTTTTTCTGCACCCTCTTCCAGCTTTTTTGTTGCTCTTCCCGCCCGTTTTTTTTCAGGTGATTTGGTGCTTTTTTTTGTTGTCTTTACCTGCGACCGCACCTCATTTTTTTTCATATTGAGATGCTTTCTGGCTGTATTGAAGCTAAGGCCATGCTCCTCACAGTATTCCTTTACAGTGATCCCTTTTTCTTCACGCAACGCTATAAAGCGGGCGCGGTGCTCCTCCCAATTAACCAGACTCATAAAGCAACACCACGCTTTTTAACGGCGGCATTCCACAGCTTATTCGCCATGTCCACCAGCTCTCGTTGCTCTTTTCGCGCCTGTTCGACTGATTTCCTGCTACAGTTTTTAACCAGTAAGCTACCGTATTCAGGCGTGCGCCCGCGCACCTTGAACTGATATCCGTTCAGACCATGTAGCCAGTATTTTCGTGGATACACACGATCATCCAGCTCACAGATTGCCCTGCTTGAACGAACAAAATGACGAATGATGTTAGTTACACTTACTCGTGAAACATGGAGATGAGGGTATTTTTCTTTGGCGAGAGTGGTAATTTCAGTGACTGTCAGATAGCAGTCAGCCCTGATCATGATATCCGCAATTTCTGCGCTGCTGATTTGTTCCATTAATCCCCCGGGCAGGAAATGACCGAGGGGATGATAATGAGAATGTTAAAACTGTATAGACTGGTAAAAAGATGATTATATTAGAAAATTAATATTAAATACCTAACGCTACCAGCGAGACAAACGAACAACATGTTTCACTTTTGCGATCCACTTTCCGCGATAACTATTGATTACGGCCTGTGCCAGCTTCAAATTGGCTTCAAAATCAGCCTTACTACCATCAGACTCCACCAGCATTCCTCCATCTATTTCTGGTAAACATAGATAATCCTGCTCAACCTGCAGCGGCATTGATGGCTCTCTGAATGGCGTTACTTGCTCTGCTTTCCAGCGAAATCTAACCCTCATCCCCCTGGTGGTCATTACTAGATAGCCTGTTATAGTGCTTTTATGGCCCACATCAGTACGCGTGGCATTGCATGACACGATCTTACAGTTAGCGATAGACCACTCCATATTGGTGGCCTGTTGAGTGCTTAATTTGGTAGTCCCGTACATCAGAAAGCCTCCCAGTCAGTCGCGATTATATCCACACCAGTTGCAAACCAGTCTGTCTGCGCCTGTAAATCCCCATTCATCATTACCAGGCGAGGCATCACCATCACATCGCACCCTTCCACAATATCGAATGCCTCTTCCGGCAAGAATTCGAAGAGCTTTTCTTTGCTGCCAATGCTGCCACGGAACATCGATATATAGCTCCCTTTAGGCCATGATGTCCGCCGGGCATCAAGCCCTTTCATCATCCAGTAAAAAGCCGAGGAAAAAGGGATATTCTTTTTGCCAATGATTACATTATTCGCTTCTGTGTACTTCAGGAACTTAACTAACCTTACCATTGACTCGGATAACGCAACGTATGGCTCATGATTGATTGCTGACACGCTTACACCGTGCAATCCAACGCTTACCACTGTCATATCGCCGCTCTGTGCGGTTTCGATATTGACGCCTTTGCGAACTAATGAGGCGTAAAGTTCCTCTCGCTTTTGGGTCCAGCGTTCCCGCTTCCCTATGAAGTCACTCAAAATGAGATCTTCTTCTGCATATGCGTTATCGTTCGCCATTAACATAACGTCTCCTTTTTACACGCGCGACCATCTCTCGGTTAAACCGATAGAGATGTCGAAACTTCGTATTAATTAAGGGTTACAGCCTGAGCGGCTATATGATGAATTGAAAGGAGTTGTGGCGGTGGTGCCTCCACCTGCCAGGTCAGCCACGCCCGGCGACGACACTTATCAGAACCTCAATGAATGAAAATGGCTTCGTCACGAGCGCATAGCCGCAATTACCACAACGGAAACGGCGCTCGCGTTAATTAAACGCCTTTTCCTGTTGTGCGCCGTGCTATTCCGGCTGTCACACCGAATCGCCAGGATGGTGAGTCCCTGAGTCCGCTATCCCTCCAGCGGTGACTTGCACATTCCGGCTACCTGATGTGCCCATGCAGTGTTAGTAAGGTACCTAACAGCTACACCAGACCGCTAACGACGCATGTGCCATACGCCGTGTTACAACCAAATATGGTGGCCCCTACCGGATTTGAACCGGTGACCGTGCGATTATGAGTCGCCTGCTCTAACCACTGAGCTAAAGGGCCAGATTACTGTTAATTCCGCTTACGCTTTTTGCCAGGACCGCGTAAGGTTTTTGCTGCTTGCTCGACCCCATATGCAACCACCAGCAGAAATAAAAATGTCCAACCAGGGTTCTTATCGGCAAACGCCCAAAAATTCATCACTTACAGCCACCTTGCATTTCCTCGGATAATTCATTGATTTTAGTGCTCAATAAGTAATCAAAGTAAAGATAAAACACAAAAGTAACGATAGTGCTTAAAGTGTCTGAAATTGCGTATTTCAGCTCAGGAAGCATGAAAAAGCAGACAAATAGCGGAAGAAATAACTGCACTATGCACAGGCTCTCCTTCCACAACCATCTATATCTGAAGTCTGACAACAAAAACTCCATTGCTTGAAACTTTATTAGATTGCGGTGCCTGGTGCCTCCAGGTGACGTTAACCAGTTAACAATTAACGCCGGGATGTTTGACTTAACTATTAAGGAAAATTGTTTTAACTGTTCCGCGTGCGCTTAGCCGCATTCACCGCAATGGTAAGAGCACTTGGCTGGCTGGGCGGCGAT